TCCGTATCCGGACAATTTTTTCCACGCATAAAGCAGTGAAGAGACTTGTAAATGGATTTGTCCAAAAGTGCGCCAACATGCACCCCTAATTTAGGGTGCCAAACGCTGTCGCGCTTGAGAAACTCAAATTCCTCAGGTGGTAAGAAATCCAACAACTCTGATTCCTTATCAGGCATGGTATAAACTTGTCCATATTCAGCCAAGAATTGCGAACATTCCTTGATTGTGAACTTGTCTACACCAGGCTTGACAGAACCAATGTTGTCGTCTCCATACGTCATGGCGGCAACATTCTCACGAAATTTCATACGTGTTTCAAAACTTTCAGGTTGGTACTGAGAGTAAAAGAAACAACGTAGATTCAACGATCCGCAGATCCCGTTGATAATAACAGTGAGAGAATTACCACTAATGTGAGTTCCTTCTGTGAGACCAATCAAGTCGCCATTGTAAGCGATGTAAGCGAACACGATGTCGCCTGTCATAGCTTCCATAACTTTCAGATCCTCCTCAGTATAATTGCAAACTCTAGCAAAATCAATTAAGATTCGCAGAGCAGCAAAAATCAACTGAGAAGGCAACTTCTGATCGTACTTGCCATAGTCTCCACCAAACAATCTATCCATACCAAATTTGGTAGCATGTTGATGAAATTCTTCCCATTCAGGTCCATGAGAGTTAATGCCAACGGCACACTCCGAAACCAAGGGATTCATTTGCAACACACGCAAAATGGGTAGATAGTACTTACGGATTAAATATGTCAAAGACAATGCATTACCATAAAAGATTCTGCATTTGTCCTTAGTAAGGATCTCATCCTTCTTACACGCCTTGGCCATTGGATATCCACGTTCACCACGTCGATAGCAATTTTCAATGCGGACAATTTCATCCATGAGTTCTTTTTCAAGCTCACGATTGTTTGGCCACTCTTCAGTTGGCTCCAATTCAATGACGTGATCACGCTTTGGACCAGTCAATGGAAATCCAACTGAAGTGTTGAGCTTAATTGCATCCATAAACTTCTTACCAGGAATACCACAAAGATTTTCGCGGTCAGTGAGAGGCGAACTCCCACACCACAAAGCACTTTCGAAAATCTCGATAAGAGGCTCCTTATAATCTCTAATAGCAAGCTCTAAGAGATTATGAGGATAAGGATGCGCTGGTACAGCCAAATTGGCAAGACATGTCTGCCAACCATACCAGTCTGGGTTGAGTTTTGG